CAGATACGGGAGAAGCATGGATCGGGCAAGACCCCGCACTAGCAGTAGCAAGTATCAATGTTTATTCTAACAAAGAAACATCATTAGCACAATCAATTGTAAACACTGGTATTGTTGAATCAAAATTTGATGCAGACTTCGCAGCAGGCGCGTTTGCTTCAATGGTCACTGAATTAAAAGGCAACGCAACCGTTACACTAGTTGACGAAGACATACTGTGGGACAACACTTTCCGTGGTGTGATTCTTTCCGTAACAGGATCAGGTGGATCAGGATATACAGGTGGTGGCGATGGCGTCGGCGATCTTGTAACAGCAATCAGTCCATCAGGATCAGGCTTTATTGGTTGGGTAGACACAGTTGATGGTGGCAATGCTATTCTAACAATTGTAGTTACGAGCGGCGGCCAAAACTATTCTTATACTAATACAACATTTACAGTTGCTAACGGCACTGGAGCTACTGTCTCTGTAGCAGTAGGCGACATACATGGCTCAACAGTACATATCGCAGCCGATACCAATATTGACGTAGATAATACAGTTGCACAGATCATTACCGAAGTTGCAGGATTGTCAGTAGCGGGTCAGCTAATATCATCTGCTGCATATGGCGGCACGTTTGTTGCTGCTAGTATTGTAGTAAATAATCATACAGAAGCTGCAAATGTTGTTGCATTAATCAACCGTGTCAACAGCACATCCCCAAACCAAATTACAGGCCTCGTTTATACGAACCTAAATATAGAGCTTACTACAAATCAAAATGAGCCTGTTAGTTTTCAACTAGCAGCATCTGACTTAGTAACAGCATTAACAATAAGCACGAATAACGCATACTTTAGGATGCCGAGGGGTATGGAAGTACAAGAGGTACGTGGATCACTACTATCAGTAAGCACTGTAGGCGCGGTTACAATTGACATTAATAAAAATGGGGCTACAATATTATCAACGAAGCTAACTATCGACCAAGATGAATTCACGAGCGTGACAGCAGCTACGCCACCAGTTATTATTGACGGTGATGAAATATTCGCGGACGATGACGAGATTACTATAGATATTGACGGTGGTGGCACAGGCGCACTCGGACTTATAGTAACACTAATCGGCATAGCATAAAATGCCTAGTAATATACTTGTAAACTCCCATATTCACGATGTGCCAGCGGCACCCGAATGGAATTTAATTGAAAATTACACTCGCGTAGTCCAAACAATTGTTGGTTGGCAGGACGGCGAAACTTGGGACTCGTCTGTTAACGGCTGGGGCTGGAATCCAGACGGCACCCAGGTGACCGTAACTAATAACAATGATCGGTATTATGGATTTGACTTATCAATACCATTCGATATGACAACTACTGTTCGCAATACTGGCTTCGCTACAGCATATGTTGTCGGATTGGATCAGTGGTGGAGTGAAGACGGGCTGAAGTATGCACAGGTTAGCTGGTACTCTAGCAACCCGCTAGACTTTTATACTACTATTACACCATTTGAACCATTACACACCAGTAGAACTGATGCTACGTATTACGTAGGCACGATCAGCATGGGCGGCTATAGCTCTCAGGATATGTATGGAACGACGGTATCAAGAGATGGCATACACATTCATTTCCAAACGCAGGGCAACGCTCCTGACAAGTTTCTACATCTTAAAATGTCAACACCGTGGGATCCTACGACGGCTGTGCTGCAAGCAGATGAGTTTATATCGCCGAACTCCGCTTCTGGACATATGCAATTGTCTTACGACGGCAAGAACATGATAACAGGTAATACTAACGATAGAATTATATCTCATTTCCGAATGTCTGCTGGGTATGATTTAGACACATGTACATTAGTTTCAACACTTAATTACGTTTCGCCACAAACAGGCACTAACAATCTAGTGTGGATGACTGATGATGCAACACAATTAATACTTGCTGAACACAATGGACCGAGCGTTGATATACAAGTAAGAGAAATTATGCCCGATGATGAAATTTATATACATAGTTTTGGGGCAGTACATCAAGATACTGGATACTATATACACGGCACAGACTTACCACATGCTCCTGCTGCAACAGTATCAGCGCCTGACCGTGCTGTTGGTGATTTACTTGTTGCTATGACGTATTCGCCAGGCGGCGGCATCCCAGATACGGGCAGCAATTGGACTACAATACGTTCTGGGGCTGGTGTTGATGGCAACTGGCGCGTAGTATATTCAAGGGTCGCAACTAATACTGCCGATGATGATTATTTACTTCCTGAAACCAGTGGCGGCGTACATGACCAAAAGCGAGAACGATTTGTTCAAATCATTTGTATTAAGGCCAGACTCGGAACCCCAACTTTCCTAGAACTTATAGGTACTGA